ACCTGAGTTCGAGGACGAGGAAGCAATTGATCCGTTCGACTTCTGGCAAGGTGCTAACTTCAAACTGAAGGCAAAGAACGTTGCCGGTTATCGTAACTATGATTCTTCAGAGTTCGCACGTCAGGATGCACTGCTTGAAGATGATGATGCAATGGAAGCAATCTGGAAGAAGGAGTTCTCTCTGGAAGAGTTCACCAATGCAGATCAGTTCAAGTCCTATGATGACCTGAAGAAGCGTCTTGATTATGTTCTTGGTATCAAGGGTTCTCCCAAGTTCCAAGACCAAGAGACTGTTGAGCAGGAAGAAGACTTCCGTCAGCAGAATCGTGGAGAATCAAATCCTGTTCCTCAGTCAATGAAGGAAGAACTTGATAATCTGACTCCTACAAACACAGATGACGATGATGACACTCTGTCTTACTTTGCTAAACTCGCAGAGGATTGATTTAGTTGGTGATTGTGACTTTGGTATTCTCGGTGCGAATCAATGATTCATTGACATATTCCGAAGACAATCCATAAATCATAATCTCCCTCATATCATTTAAAAACTGTTGTAAAAATCCTTGTTTCAGTAAAAAGATCGAGGATTTTTCTTCATTTCTACGAGTTTCATATTCCCAATTAGTAACACCTCTTCTAACATTAGCACCGAATAAAGAAACCTTAGAACCATTATCACTATAATTTAAAGAAAAGTCTTCATCGACATCTTTACCTGCCGAAAGAATTAATCTATTATTTGAATCTCTAACTTCTATTGTCTCATAATTATAAAAATTGCTTAAATTTTCAACACCATACTTTTCTTCAGCATATTGATATAAAGCATAGTTTGATAGTGGCCATTCATCTCTCACATTAATAATACCCGCAGTTAATAAAACGACCCAATCAAGTTCGGCACTTCCATAAAATTCTTCTGCCACTGTATCTGGTCTTGCACCTTCAACTATTTCATACTTATTGAATAATGTAAAAACATTCTGTAAGTCATCACGTAATTTATTTCTTCTGAATAAGTTCTTAACTGTTAAGTATTCCTTTGTTGACAGTGCATCAGAAAGAAATGATTGATATTCTACGTTTGGTAGTTCTCTGAAGTATCCCATATTAGTATCCTACTCCCGGTAATTGTGTATCATCATAATCTAAATTGTAAATTGGTTCGAGTTCCTTGAATCCAAGTTCTAAGATCATCGATACTGGAGCACCTAAAGTTCCTGCATAAGTGGCATATGTCCCTTCACCAGTATAATTAACTGACATATCAGTTAAGACGCATTGTTTAAAGGTATGTAAGAATGGATGTGCATTAGGACCTTTCTTATAGGTCAATTCAAAAACGTTTGGAGTTCCTAAGAAGTTATCATTCTGTGGTATTTTTGCCGACATATTTTTCTTAAATGTATTAATTATTAATCCAACTTGCTGAGCCTCTTTTGGACCTCTTGGTGTCAATTTGAAAGAAAATTTAAATGATCTTATAGTAACTCCATTAAATAAAAGTTCCACATTTTGATTTAAGATTTCACCTTTTGTTCTGGCAAAAACAGCATCTCTTGTTAATGAACCTCCCATAACCATGTTTGCCGCTTGTGCTTGTAAGCTTGCTTGTAGAGCACTTTGAAATGCCGGTTCTTTAAGCACACCTACAATTGAACCTCCAACACTTTTTGCTAATATTCCTAATGCTTCTTGTTTGAATAAAGATGGATCATTACTAAATGCGGTTCCAGCCAAATCTATATTTTTTTGTATTTCTCCAAAAACTTGTGCAGTAACACCATCAAGATTTCCCGAAGAAAAACTTACAGAATTTGAATCCTGAATATTTGATGGTATTGGTAAAATTATTGATCCCTGTCCAGATATAATTTTAGATTTCTTTTTTACTTCTTGTAGAGAATCTACTCTTCCATTCGTCAAACTCACAAAAGGTGTTCCAGATGCGGCATTTTCATTAAAAGGAGCATTTCTCCTTCTACTCCTATTATTTTCATCTCTTCCTGATACTAAACTACCATTATTGATTGCTGCTACTGATTCATATTGTCTAATATCAATTTGCAAATAATCTGTTTCTTCAGTTAGTGCCTCAAAAGGATACCTTAAAATTTGTCCTTTAACTTTTCCTGAAGGAGATGAAGGAGTTATTCGTGTGTTAAGATCATTAACTCCTGCTGGTTCAAATTTGGATTTGGGAGCACGATCCTTGTTAACAGTATTTTGAGTGAAATCAAAATTCGAAGGGGTACTTCCACTAGGAAATCCCATAAGTTCTAGAAAAGTTTTTGACATCTATCTTTCTTTTTATAACTATTTAGAACGAACTTTAGCAAAACCGAGTTCTATCACATCAGACATCTCTTCTGGATAGATTTCATAGAGTCCACCGACTACTTGATTGTAATCATATTGCCTATTATCTCCCCAATGGAAGTTGATTCCACGGAACCCCCAAGAGAAAACACCAGTAACACCAACAAGTGGATATTCATCATATTGTATATTTGGTGTCTTGGCACTATAAAAGAATGTATAGTATTTACCTGCCTCAGGAACCTTTCCACCTTCCGATAGAACTCCTATTAATTCTCCCATAATATCATCGGCAGTTTCTACTCCAATAAAACTATCAACCACACCACGCACACGATTTTCATTATCATCAGTAGGATTTCGTCTTTGTTTGAGTGTCTTTCTTGGCATTATTTGATACCGAGTTCATTTTCCGTAAGAACTTTGAATTCATAACCACGATCTAAACACCATTCTTTTGCTGCACCCCACTTTGCCTGATTTTTGGCATATTCCATGACTTCATAGATATAACCCTTAGTTTTTTTCTTTTGAACTTTAGGTTCTATACACTGCTTATATGGTTTGATTTCAATTATCATCTTCTTAATCTTTCCAGTGGACTCTTTTACTTTTATATAAAAATCTGGAAAGTATCTATGATATCTATTATCAACAGGAGAACGATAGGGAACCGTAATTTCTTCACTACCCCACTCTAATATGTTTTCGTTCTTATCACAGTAGACCATGAACTTGCGTTCCCATAAAGAACGGTATATAATATTGTTCGCATCGCCCTTATATTTCTTAGGATAAGATGGTTTGTAATATCCTTTATATGACATCTAAATAACTAATAATAAAGTAGTCGTATAGGTATTTAGAGTGGCAAATAACCTTGTCAAAGCAATTACAACTCGTGATATTAGAGAGTTAATAGGACAACCGGCACTTACTAATAATTATTTGGTTTATATACCAGTGCTCTCTTCAAATATGGAGAATTCTCCTAATCAAAAATTAGCAGACCACATAAAAAAATATGGTAGATTAACTGATGGTGAGTTCTTAAAAAGAAAAATAGGACTTCTCTGTTCTGAGGCATCATTGCCAACTTCATCTTATGCTACCGCAGAAGTTAAGGATAATTTTGTGGGAGTCACTCAAGAATTTGCACATACTCGTTTATATGCTGATACTGACTTTACTTTTTATGTAGATAAAAACTATGATAGTTTGAAATTCTTTGAAGCATGGATGGATTATATTTCTGGTGCTGGGGAAGTTTCTCAAAGTGATAAATTAAAAAAATCTGGATATTTTAGAAAAATGGCGTATCCCGAATATTATAAAATTTCGGAAATGTCAATAACAAAATTTGAGAGAGATATTAAAAATATTAATAATGAGTACATAAAATATACATTTATTAACGCATTTCCAAAATCAATGGCAGCAGTTCCAGTTGCTTATGGTGCTGCCGAGTTACTAAAAGTGACAGTAAGTTTTAACTATGATAGATATATTATTGATAGAATTGTGAATCCAGAGATACAAGCATTTGTTGATGATAATAAAAGGAGTATAGAAGATGCAAAAATTCTTGTTAATGGTGGGACTATTATAACAGATATTGGTGGATAACCATAATAAATAAAAATAACTGAATTGTATTTTTTAAAATGCCTTTACCCAAGATTAATACTCCAACTTACGAGTTGGTGTTGCCCTCTAATGGAAAGAAGATTAAATATCGTCCTTTTTTAGTCAGAGAAGAAAAAATTCTTATCATGGCAATGGAATCTGAGGATATGAAACAGATTACCGATGCTATTGTTCAGATTCTTGGAGATTGTATTCTTACAAAAGATGTAAAGGTAGAATCTCTAGCTACCTTTGATATTGAATATTTGTTCCTGAATGTTCGTGCTAAGTCTGTTGGTGAAACAGTGGAAGTTAATGTAACTTGTCCTGATGACAATGAAACTCAAGTCGAAATGGAAATTCCTATCGACACTATTAAGGTTCAGAAGACTAGAGGACATAAGAATATTATTAAACTTGATAATGAACTTATGATGAAGTTGAAATATCCATCTTTAAATCAATTTATTGAGAGTAACTTCGAAACGTCGGAAGTATCTAGTGATGTTAATCAATCTTTGTCAATGATTACATCATGTATTGATGCAATTTATAATGAGGAGGAAAGTTGGGAAGCAGCAGACTGTACTAAGAAGGAACTTGATGAGTTTATTGAACAATTGAACACAAAACAGTTTAAGATGATTGAGAAGTTTTTCAGCACCATGCCAAAACTTACTCATAAGATAAATGTAAAAAATCCAACTACTGGAGTTGAATCTGAAGTTGTCCTTGAGGGATTGGCAAGTTTTTTCAGTTGAGTATGGCTCATACCAATCTTGAGTCATACTATAAAGTTAATTTTGCCTTGATGCAGCATCATAAATACTCTTTAACGGAGTTAGAAAATATGATTCCGTGGGAGAAAGAAATTTATGTGACTTTACTCCAGCAATATGTTGAAGAAGAAAACTTAAAGGCACAACAACAGAATGGTAATTAGTAGCCAAATATTCAAGGCACCATCTCTAACATCGAGACCGAAACTAACGAAGACTAATGTTTCTTCTTCGGTGTTTCGTGGTATAAAGTCTTCCACTGTTTCTTCTTCATCAATTCGTGGAATCAAATCTCAAATTAGTTCTTCATCCACAGCAAAACTATCCAAAGAAATGGATCTGGATAGTGAAAAAATAGATGATCCAAAATATCTTCAACCACAAATTTCATCTATTGATCAAACTCTTGTAGAAACTAATAATATTCTTGTAGAAATTCAGAAGCAACTTGCTTTTGATTATGCAATGAGAATTGCAGAAGAGAAAGATGCAATAAAATCTATTAAGGAAGCAGAATCGAAGAGAAAGTTTGCAGCAAAAGAGAAATCTATAGAAGGTATAAAGAAAATTGGTGGAGCAGTTGGTGGAACCATAAACAAGATTGCTGCTCCGATTAAAGGTATATTTGATAGAATAAAAGAATTTTTTGGACTAATACTTACTAGTCTTATTGCCAGTGCTGCATTTAAGTGGTTAGAAAATGAAGATAATATAAACAATTTAATTAAAACTTTTGAATTTATCGGAAAAACACTCCCTTTCCTCTTGGGAGGTCTTCTAACATATAAGTTAATTAAATGGGGTAGGAGATTATTTTTACTGGGAAGATTTTTATGGAGACTTCCTGGTAGAATAACAAGATTTCTTAAACGTAGAATACTTGGAGGAGGAAGTACAAGTCCTAAACCAAATAAACCTGTAGGTAGTCCATTTAGAAGTCCTTCAAGATATCGTATGCCTGGTCAAACTGCAGCAGGTTCTAGTTTTGCAATGGAACAAGCACGAGCAGCATTGACTAAAAGTGGTGCTAATTTTTCATCTGGAGCACCCAAAGGAAATATCTTCCAAAGACTTGCACGAAGAGGTGCTAATGCAACTAAAACCGGTGGGGGCAATCCTGCTGCAACATTAGCAACATTTTTAATTGGTGATGTTCTTAATAGTGCTTTCAATGATCTTTCGGATAAAGCAGGTAAAGCTTTTGAAAATAAAATAATTCAAGATGCTGTTGATAGAATCAATAAATATGATGATAAAAAAAGAGAAAAAGTAATTGAAGAAATAAAAGAAAAACTTTTAACAGAATTAGAATATCAAAAATCACCATTATATAAAATTGAAAAAGGAATTCAATTAGGTGGAGAAGTTAGTAGTGATCGCAAGTTGAGAAAGTTCTATGGTATATTATCAGGACTTGGATTCAATCGAGGTGGAACTGTTCCTGGAAAAGGTTCTGGTAGTGTTGATAGTGTAAATACTATGCTTGCACCGGGTGAGGAAGTTGTAAAAACTGCATCTGCGAGATTATTCAGACCATTATTGAAAGATATTAATGATAATGCTGGTAGATTGTGGTCAGCATTTAGCATGGGTATTAATAAATTGATGATGGTTGCTAAACAGCAGGAAGATGTCAATAAAGAATTTGCTAGAGTTATAGAGGATCAGGAAAGATATCAGGAACAATTAAAAACAGAGAAACTTTTAAAGAAAGTTGAAGGAAGAGGAGGTGGATATCGTTCTCCTGCTAAAATTACTCCTAAGGCACCAAAAGGTGGTGGCAATATCAGTATGATTCCACAATCTAGTGGTGGTATGATATTTCAACCTATGGTTCTTCCCACACAAAGATCCAAACCACCACAAGTTCCAGAAATGAGTGGTCCTGCAACTCAAGCACCTAATATTGCTTCAGCAAATCCTGCTAATCCATATATGATGTTGACTCCAGAATTATATGGAATTTTAATGTAAGGAGTAGATAATGCAGAAACAAGTAACTCAACTAAAACTTAATGTCACTAATATTAAAAAATCTTTATTTTCGTCTAATAAGGAAATAAAGAAACTTAAGAGTGATAAAAAATCTTTACTTTTTAAGTTGGAGAAAAGATCGGAATTAAGGGCAGAAGAACAAAGATTAGAAACTAAAAAACTTAATATTGGTTCAGGATTTTCTAGAATTGCCCGTGCTGTTACTTCTCCTGTCAAGAGTATTTTTGATAGAATTCTTGAGTTTGCCGGTTTAGTTGGAGCTTCAATTTTAATTAATAGTCTGCCTGCAATAATAGCAAAAATTGAAGAATTTTTTAATAGTGATTTTATAAAAAATACCGGTAGGGTTTTGAGTGCTATTGGAAATGGCATTATGAAACTTGCAGAATTTACTGGGATACTGCCAAAATCAGATCAAGATAAAATTGAGGAAGATATAATAGAAACTGGAAAATTATTTGATAAGAATATAAAAGATTTTGATGATACAAAGGGAGAAAGAGATGATTTAGATAAATTCTTAAAGGAAAAAGAAGGAGATGGACAAGAAGAAGAACAACCAACAAATATATCTCCAGCACAGGTTATTCCTGTTCCACCAGAATCGGGAATAAAACTTGTACCGGCAGGACCAACACAATCTAGTCCCTCTATGGATTCGAGTTCCACTCAAAAACTCAGTTCTGGTGGAACAGTAAAGCGTGCGAATAGTACTAAATTATCTTCACAACCAATATATCAACCAAAGAAAAGTGGTGTTCTGAAAAAGGCACAGAGAGATGCTAATGATGGATTTAGAAATTTTCCATTAGCAGTAGATAATATTCATGAATCTACAAAGGAGCAAGAAAAAAATATATTAGCATTCTCTAAGATGTTGAAAAATTCCAGAGAATTGGAAATGTTTGATAGTGGTAAAAAAACTAAATCTGGTAGTCCTGATGGTCTTAGTAGAAGAAGTGGTGGAATGCTAAGTCAATTTACAGGTCCTTATAATTCTGGAAAAACAGGTTCCTTTGCTTCTGGTGCTTATATTGGAAAACCGGGAGATCCTGACGGAGAACAAACTGGATTAAATATGAATTTATCCGGTGGTATTGGAACACCAATTTATGCTCCTTTTGATTTGATTTATAGATCAAAAGGAACTGATGGAAATCCTTCAGTCGGATTGCAAGGAACTCCTGATGCTTTAGGTCCATCTGGAAGAGGTTTTGGATTTTATGGTGCTTATCGTTATATGAAAAATGGAAAAGAGTATGAAGTGTTGATGGGACATTTTAAAGATCTCCCATTTAAAGGAAGTAAAGATGGTGAAATTATTAAAAAAGGAACATTATTGGGATATCAGGGTGCATCTGGTAGATCTATAAGCGGTACAAATGGTGTTTATCCTCATATTTCTCTTCATGTTAATGGTATAGGATTTAGAGCTTCTAATTCTGAACTTGTTGATGTTGCAGATAGTATAAGGACTGGAAAATCTTCTTCATCAGTTACACCCAAATCTACAGCACCGAAAGTCACGACAGTTAGTCCACAAGCTGGAAATGGTGGTTTGCGATTAAATAGAAGTATGAATAATCAATCAGTATTCATATATGCTATTCAACCACAAGAAACTTTTGTTCCTTTCCCATATCCAATGCCAGTAGAAAAAATTGTTCCCGTTTCAAGTTCAAGTCCACAATTATCATCAATATGGAGAACCTAAGATAAATGGCAAGTGCATCTGAAAAATCAATACTTCAAATATTTGAAATAATAAAAGATGGAAGAGTAGTATCTTTAGGTGATAATGAAGAAAGTCCTACAAAGGTCATTAATTTTGATTATTATGAAAGCATTCTATCACCCAATGTTACTGGTGCTTTAACCATAGCAGATGTAGCTTCTGCACTTACATATAATTCAAAATATGAAAAACAAGAAATACGGGGAACATTAAGTTCTGCACTTCCACTTACTGGTGATGTCAGTGTCAGATTTAAAATTGATACAAAATATGGTACATTAGATTTTACAAAAAAACCATTCTTACTCAATAATCAAATACCTCTAGGTCAAGAATCGAATAAAGAATTTCCTCTATTAAATATTGTTTCGTCACATGCAAAGCAAATTCAACTCCCTGTGAATAGAAAATATACAGGAAATATTTCAAATTCTGTTAGAAAAATAATTAAAGAATATTTAAAAGTTCCTGATAATAAAATTTTTACAAGTCCTTCTAGAAATTCTATGAATTTTTATGGGGGAAATGAATCACTGTACAAACTCATATGTGAAAAGATTGCTCCAAAAACAATTCCTGTAAAAGGAAATCCTGGATATTTCTTTTATGAAACTCAGGATGGATTTAATTTTAGAGCAATTGATGATTTGATATCACAAGAACCTGTTGCGACTTATTATAAAAATAATGTTGTAAGAGCAAATCTGGATAATGATAGTAATGATTTTAAAATAGAAAAAAAAGTTGATGTTAAGAGGGATGATTTAATTACAGCAATAAAATCTGGACTCTTTGCAAGTAGAAACATTTTTTGGAATCCATTAACGTTTGAATATACCGAAAAAATATTTAAACTTGATGGATTAGAGGAATCTCTCGGAGGAATAGATTATGATATTCCAGACTTTGGATCATATACAAGAACTCATTTTCATATTTTGGATGTTGGTAATTTTGACTCCGGAATTAGTTGTGATGTAAATAATAGTCCAATAGAATGGACTGCAAAATCTACGATGAGATATAATTCTTTATTTTCTCAGATTTGTGAAATAACAGTTCCTTGTAATATAAATTTAAGAGCAGGAGATGTTATCGAGTGTGATTTTGAAATGATAACTCAGGATAATAAATCTGGAAATGCTATTGATCCTACTCAAAGTGGTAGATATTTAATAGAAAATCTTTGTCATCATTTTGATCCAAAAAGATCATACACATCAATGACATTAGTTCGTGATTCTTATGGAAAATATAGGGGAGTATAATAATGGAATTTAATAATCTATCAAAACAACCATCAAACAAATATCTTGGAGTTGTTGTGAATTTTGAAAGTCAAAAAGAGCAGATAAGTGGTGATGGACACGGATGGAGATATAAAGTTGCAATTATGGATTCTTACACTGATACTATAGATGTGAGTGACGAGAATATTGAATATGCAATAGCACTTCTACCAACAACAGCAGGTAGTGGTGGAGCATCTGTCTCAAAATCATGTAGAATATCGCAAGGAGATGTTGTGGTTCTAGAAAAAATTAGTGGAATCTCCTTTATAGTTGGTGTATTTGGAAGAAATAATGAAACTGTATATGGCACTGGAAGATTTGATGCAAAATCTGGATTTTTTGGTAAACAACAACCTAAAAATATTTTAAAAAGGCAAGAAGTTTCTGAAAGATTTGGACACTTTACTCCAAAACCAATTCCTAAAGGATCCGGCAGTGATAAATCTGTAAGAAGAAAATTTCCAGGAACCTGATAAATACCACCATAGGAATATTGAAATAAATGTCTAAACTTATAGTAACAATTGGACCTAAAGACAAAGAAGGGTTCTTGGAGTATTATTCCGAATTTGATGGCACTTCTGAATTAAAAAAAATATCACCAGAGAATTTTGATAAACTTAAAGATCTTGAAAGGAGAGTAAACTCTGGAGATACTGATACTATTCAAGGTAATTTAACAGATCCAACAGAAGTTGAAATTAAAAGTGTTAGTGTTCTTGACTTCGAAATAAAAGTATTAGAAGATCTTGAATCTGGTAAATTAACTCCGGCAGATTTATTAAACAGTGGAATAGAAAGATTTCAAGAATTAGTTATAGAAGAGGAAGCACTTCCTCCAGAAGAAGATGCAGAAACAGAAGGAAATTGTGAAGAAAAACCAGAAGATCCCGAAGAACCTGAATCTACAACAACAAGCCAAACTATCATACAGGCAGATCCTTGCAGAGACAATACTCTAGCAAAGGTTGAGGCATATTTAACAAACTTCTTTGATAGAGTTACACAGGTTGGTAATGCAGCAATAAATCTCCCCAATGAGATTAATTTTGTTGTTGATTTGATTGGTAGTACGATTACCGGATTCACTAATAAGATGCTTGGATCATTGAGTGATGCATTATCTGGTTTAATTAATCAAGGAATTAATGCATTAACAGCACTTCTTACTGGTTTGGGGAGAACGATTCCTGAAATTATTTTAATTGAAACTCCTTTAATTGGTTTTGCTAAAAGGCTTTTTGATGGATTATTCTGTGCAGCAACAAAAGTTATTGAGGGTGCAAGAGATGTAATGAAAGAATTAATTAATAGGTCAATTAAAAATGTTTTAAATGCTGGTCAATGTGTTGTTGAGCAGATCATGGGTTCATTCACAAATAATCTCGTTAATATTGTAGATTCGATTGCAGGACCCTTGTTGGCACCTATTGTTAATCTCTTGAATGGATTTGGTACAAATATTTTTAATTTTAATATTAAAGACTTTTTGTTGACTGGAATCAATGCTATTAGAAAAATCGCAAATCTTTTTGAATGTGATGATAAGAAATTTTGTCCCGCAAGTAGTAAGTATATAATCGATAAGGGATTATTTAAAGATATGGATGAGGATGATGAGAATAGTTCTTGGAATCGTATTTTCAGTGGAACTGCAATTTCTCAGAATGCATCGAATCTTTCAGGAGATTTTGAAGAAAAGTATGGTAAATGGAGTATATTTGGAGTACCTTTAAGTGAAGCATCAAATCTTGATCCTTGTAACTTTGGAAATGTAACCGAATGTGGATTACCGACCGTTAGTTTCTTTGGTGGTGATGGACTTGGTGCTGCAGGCAGTGTAATACTTGGAGGAATTATTAATAATGTTGATACCGAGGATGCTGTCGGTTCTGTTGTTAAACTAGGAAGTATTGTTGGAGTTGAAATCACAAATCCTGGTGAAGGTTACACAAGAGCTCCAATTGTAACTTTCCAGGATAGTTGTAATAAAGGTTACGGTGCTTATGGTCGTGCTATTATTGATCAAAATTCATCATCACCCACATTTGGTCAGATAACTGGAGTTGCAATGTTTAGTGAAGGAGAAAATTATCCAGCAGGAATTGATGAATTACCTCTTTACATTATAGATGTGATAATAGAAAATCCTGGGAATAATTATGAGGACGGTGATATTATAGAAATTCCTGGAATAGATGATATCGAAGATGATTTTGAGGTAACAATAATTGATGGAAGAGTCACTGATGTTTCTATTGTTAGTGGACTATCATTTAATGGATTGCCAGACCTAAATATTAGAAGTTTAAATGGTTTTGGTGCTGTTTTGAGACCTATTATGTCAACTATTCAACCTGATCTTTCATTAATCACGGCAGGTGCATCAGGAGAACAGGGATTCATTAAAGTTATTGATTGTATAAGTTAGTTATGAGAAAACAAGAATCTAGAAATTTTGATGTATTTGGTCCAAAATTAATAATTGAAACTGGAAACCCACAGATGGGTGCAACAGGAAGAGACTCATTTAAAATGATGTCTACTACGGATTCTGGAATTCGTTTCATTCAGTCTCATACTGAAAGTGGAATGTCAAAATACATGACGGAGGGTTCACTACAAGTTGAAGTTGGTGCTTCGGGATTAGTTAATGAGCAGCAAACAACATTTCAATTCATCACTCATAAAGGTGATTTTGCCGTTAATGCTGATAATGGACACATTAAGATTCATGGAAGAGCAATTTGTATTGAGGCAACTGAACAACTTGTAATTCAAGCACCAAAAATTCAAATTGGTTATGAGCAGGAATACAAGACAAAAGATATTAAAATACTTGGACAGAATGTAGATATTAAATCTCAAAAAGGGAGTCTTGCTGATGCATTATTAACAAGCTCTTTCTTAAAAACTTTCCAAGGAACATTAATCGGAGATTTGGCACTAGCGGCATCAGGTTCACCAGTTCAAGCAGCACTCAACATCATAACGTAAAATGTCAAACGTCCCAGTACCATCTAATCCAATATTTACAAGATCTGGTCACTCAGTATTTGAGGATCTTACTGTATGGGATGAAGCTAATATTAACAAATTGAATATTTACGGAGAGTCTTTATTTTTTGAAGATGCAAATTTTTTAAAAGATGTAAAAATTGATGGAAATTTAGACGTTAATGAATTACTTGTAAGAACAAGATTAGATGTTGGTGTAGGTGGAACGGGACTTAATATTGATGTTAGAACAAGAAATATTGGAATATTTACATCTCCTTCATCTCAAGGGACCAGACTTTCGTTTGGTGTTGATGAAGAAGCACTTAATGTTGATACAAGAACTAACAGAGTTGGTATATTTGTAAAAAATCCAGTACAAAAATTTCAATTTAATTCTGACGAAGATTCAACAGTTGTAATTACAGATGAAGGAAGAGTTGGAATTGGTAAAAAAAATCCAGAAAATGGAATATCCGGTCTTAATACTGCAACACAAGGAGAGTTAAAACTTGATATTGATGGGACTATCTCCATTTCGAGGAACATTTATGATTCTGCCGGTTCTCCTGGTGCAAATGGAGCATTTCTTAATCGTGATGAAAATGGTATTCGTTGGGTAACATTTGAACCTGCATTCTCTGAAGGAATTTTTATTCAGGACGAAGGTGTTTTCATTCCTATAGTTGGTGCGGCACAATCATTTACAGTTTTAAATTATGTTCAGCTTAATAGTCTTGGTTTAGGAACAGATACAACTATTCCTATCCCCGACCCATCTAATCCTCTTGAAATAGCAAGAATACAAACACAAGATTTATGGGGATTTATAGGAGCTGGAAATAATGCTCCAATATATCGACAAACAAATGTTGGTATTGGGACCACACAATTTTCAGAGAGACTTACAGTTGCAGGGAATTCTAAATTAGCAGGTGTTGTAACAGTAACTAGTGATTTATTTGTGGATGGTGCTCTGGATGTAGATCTTCAAACAACACTTAATAATACTTTAGACGTTGATGGAGATACTACGTTAAATGCTACTCTTGATGTTGATGGCGCTACTACACTCAATAATACTTTAGACGTTGATGGTGCTACTACACTTAATAATACTTTAGACGTTGATGAAGCTACTACACTCAATAATACTTTAGACGTTGATGGTGCTACTACACTTAATAGTACTTTAGACGTTGATGGACTTTCCACATTCAATGATACAACTGATTCTTCATCACCTTCAAATGGATCTGTTCAAATTGATGGTGGTGTAGGTATAGTTAAGAAATTGTTTGTTGGTGGACAAACAGAAATACAAAACACTGTCGATTCTAGTGATAAAGATACAGGTGCTTTAGTGGTTGAAGGTGGTGTAGGTATTGAAAAAAATCTAAATGTTGGTGAATCTGTTAAGGTTCAATCTACTACTAATTCTACCAATAAAGATACCGGTGCTTTAGTGGTTGAAGGTGGTGTAGGTATTGAAAAAAATCTAAATGTTGGTGAAAATGTTATAATTTCTGGGACATTAGAACTTGATAATGCACTCATAGATATCAATCAAGAAAATGGCACAGGTGTATGTAAAGAGGACTATAGACTTGCATCAGTTGGAACGGGAGTTTCATGGAGACCTTCGGGTGTAGAGACACATAACACTATTTGGGTCACTAAGAATGGTTGTGATACAAACAGTGGATTATTGGAGGGTGATGCTAAGGCAACTGTTGGTGCTGCTGCTACAGTAGCACTTGCTGGAGATACCATCAAAATTCGTCCCGGTCGTTACATAGAAAATAATCCTATTGGATTAAGAACAGACGTTTCGGTAACAGGAGAGGATTTGAGACTTGTTACTATCGAACCACAAAATCCAACTTTAGATGTTTTTTGGGTTAGAAGGGGATGTCTGATTGAGAACTTAAACTTTTCTGGTGCAACAGTTGGTGTTGCACATACGGGATGTGGTGCAGTTGCATTTCCAATAACGGGATCAAATGCAAATGTAGGATTTCTTGATTCTGGACCAGCAACAGAAGGTCCTACTCAGAGGTGGAGATCACCTTATGTTAGAAACTGTACCAATTTCATGACAGGAAGTACTGGCATGAGAATTGATGGAGATGATGCAGCTGCATCAATTGATGGTGCCAATCTAAAATCCATGGTTTGTGATTCATTTACTCAATATAATGAAAATGGTATTGGTGTATCTCTTTCTAACAATGCATATGCTCAATTAGTTTCTATCTTCACTATTAACTGTGACATAGCAATCTATGCTGATACTGGTGGGCAATGTGATCTCACAAACTCTAATTCATCATTTGGTAATTTTGGTTTAGTTGCTGTTGGTCTTGGCAGTACACAATTTACTGGTAAAGTAAGAGATGATGTTATTCCTGGAGATAATTCTGATGTTATTGTTGGTACTGGTGTTACTGATTTGGAAGGTGATTCTAGAAGGCCATTTGATGGGCAGGCATTATACTTTAAAATTGATTTAGATAATTATCCAGATGCTGTTGGAAGTGGAAGAATTACTGAACCACTACAAGAACTTTCTAAAATAGTGGTTACAAATGGAGGTAGTCCAGGTCAATTTAGTCAAGCTAATCCACCAGATATTCTTATAAGAGATATTGATGGAATTGTTTTACCTAAAGGTCCTCAAGGAATTATAGCAGAGGCAAGTGCTAATGTGAGCACTGCAGGAACTATAACATCTATAGATGTTATTAACTCTGGTAGAAACTATCTATCATCTCAAAACATAGTTGTGGATATTGATGGAGATAATTTAGGATTTGCAACTGCAATAATGGAACCAATTTATTTTACTGTTTCGGAGGCAACTGATAATCGTAATGATCCTGCAGGAATTACAACAATTACTTTTAATGAATTTGTTCCTTATGAATTATTTGCTGGAGATCCATTTACATTACAAAGAATTAGTCGTATCCTGACAAGTTCTCATTCATTTGAATATGTTGGTTCAGGCACCAGCATAAATAGTTCGTTACCTTTTGAAGGTGCCCTTCCTATTAAGGAAAATGAAATTGTTGCATCTAAAGGTGCTCAAATTCCATTTACTTCAACAGATCAAAAAGGTAACTTTGATATCGGTCAAGGCATTCAGGTCGATCAAACAACATCAACTGTTCGAGGAAGAGACTTTAGTAAAGCTATTCAGGCAGAAGTAACACCACTTATACTTGCATTGAGATAATATGGCAGTAGCACCACTTAATAAATTTATTACAATAGCACTTCCAGTAGGACCAGGAGAGCAAACTGTTTATACAGCACCTACCGGAGTTTCTTCTATTGTTCTTTATGCTTCTGCTTCAAATGTTGGTATAGGTGAAACATACCCCAGAATAACTTTTACTCATAGAAGAACAAGCACGGCATCTAAAACTTCAGGAAATGTAAGAAATACTAGAGTCATAAAAAATGCAGAAATACCCCCAGATGATGCATTAGTTATAATTGACGGAAGACTAGTCTTAGAAAGATCTGCATTGCTAAGAGATTCCATCGTAATAAACGGTGTTCAATCTGGAATAACAACTATAACAAATGTAGATTATGATAATAACACAGGATTGACAACTGTTACTACTACTCATAGTCATGGATTTAGTGTAAATGATGAAGTGACTATGAGTGGTATTGCATTTACATGTGATGGATACAGTGGAGGAATAACTACGAGTATTTTTCCAGAACCACAAAGAAGTTTTACTGTTGAAAGCATAGTAGATAATGTAGGTACATCAAAAACTTTCACAGTAGATGCTGGAGTTGTTCTTGGAATACCACATAGATATGTTTCAGCATTACATCAATTTGTTAGTGCCGTAACAAATTCTGTTACTGTAATTTCTGGTAGTGGAGGTCCATTTACTCCGACAAATGCTGATTATAATGGTGATACGGGAGTTCTTGTATTGACCATACCTGGACATGGATTATCGAATGGAGATACAATAAGTATTGCTAATTTTGGGATAACTTTTAAATGTAGTATGGATAACTTTGTAACAAATCATCCATATCCAAGACCAACTGATCCAGCGTCAACATCAAATAGTCAGTTAAATAATGGTGTATTAGCAATAACAAATTCTACTACTGATACATTTCAAGTAAATGTTGGTGTTTCTCCTAGTGGAGGTAGAGTCGGACCTCTTCAAATGGAACTCATCATGAGTATCTTAGAGAATAGTACTACGTAATAATATGCCAAAGTTTATATCAGGTCGTTACAAAAAAACTCCACAAACTGGTTTAACATCCGACAGATATAGATATTTGTCTCCAGGAGATGCAGAACCAGATTTGGGTGATCCAATTATTGGACCATCGGCATATGATCCAAATTTAGTTCCCGCAGGCAATCAATTTATTATTGTTAATGTTGAAGGGTATCCTGGAGAAAGATATTGGATTCCAAATCAAGGTGGTATCATTCCTGGAAGTATTAGTGTATTTGAGGAGACTACTCTTGTTGGTGGATTGAGTAGTACGACACAATTAAATTTCGAAGGAAGTGCAATTACAGCAATAGGAGATGGAACAGGAGGATCTAATCCTGGAGTTGCTGTAACTATAACCGTAGCACCACCTGGAAATAATAATTCAGTATTATTTAAAAATAATAATGATTTTGCAGCAGATACGAGATTTACATTTAATGATGGATTATTTGCTGCTGGAGATAGAATTACTGTAGGAACTGGTGGAACAGTTATAACGTCTTTGGATAATGGTTTAGTTGGTATTGGAACCACTAATCCAACTCAAAGACTTCATCTTAACGATGGTAACTTTAGAATTAGTGGAACAATTTATGACTCCCTCAATCAACCAGGTAATACAGGATATATATTAGTTAAAGGTGCAAATGGAGGTCTTATATGGGTTTCACCAGATACAACTCAATCAGGTGCTGGTGGAACTATAGGGCAGATTCAGTTTCATAATAGTGGTGGTCTTGTAGACGGTGCAGATAATTTTTATTATGACTTTAATAATAATCGTGTTGGTATTGGTAGTACTATACCAAGTCAACTATTAGATGTATTGGGAATATCTACCTTTAGAGGTGAGGTATTCATTCAGAATTTAACAGTAACTGGTGATTCTGAATTTAAAACAATAGACGTAGATAGATTATCAGATCTTCAAGATGTAAGAGTTTCTGGGGTATCTACATTTAATGGCAATATTGATGCTAATGGTAATTTAGATGTAGATGGTGTGACAGACCTTGATGATCTTAATGTATCAGGGTTTATAAAGTCAACAAAATTAAATAATAATGTTTTAGGTAATGTTAATAGTGGTGCTGTTCAATTTGATGGTGGTGTCGGTATTGTCAAAAACTTAACTGTTGGTCGAGGAATACAATCTGTTGATCTTAATATTACTGGCGTTGGAACTATAGCTAACTTTGATTTTGGAACAGGATTTTTTGATAATATCATTGTGACCGGTGTCTCAACTCTTGGTAATGTTGTAGTTGAGGGTGGTGTTGTAAAAACAAAACCAGGAACAGGAAATTTAACGATTGACACTGACGGATCATCATCTGTAGTTATTAATGATGGTGTATTAATAAACAAAACTACTAATTCTACTAGTAAAGATGATGGTGCTTTAGTTGTTGATGGTGGTGTTGGTATTGAAAAAGATGTTTTTATTGGAGATAAATTAAACGTAATTGGAAAATCTACACTTACTGGTATTGTAACGACTGGTACTGATCTCTATGTTGGTGGTGACTTATATGTAAATGATGATATTGTTTTTGATAATCTTTCAGCAAATACAGGAACATTTACAGATTCATTAGATGTTCAAGGAATTACAACAACTGAAATCCTAAAAGTAGGGACTAACCCAATAGTCAGTATTTCTGCTATACTTGACGAAGATGATATGTCTTCTAATAGTGATACTGCACTTGCTACTCAACAGTCTATTAAAACATATGTTGATAATCAAATAACATCTCAAGATTTAGATTTTACAGGTGACAGTGGATCGGGTTCTATTGATTTAGATACTCAATCATTTGCAATAAACGGAACTGCAAATGAAATAGAAACATTAGCATTAAACCAACAACTTACGATTGGATTGCCCAATAACGTTACCATAGCAAATAATTTGACGGTAAATGGTAATACCACACTTGGAAATGCTGATACTGATAATTTAGTATTTAATGCTAAAATTGATAGTAATATAATACCAACTAGTAATAAAGATCTTGGTTCTGTAAATGACAGATGGAACAACGTTTATGCGGATAACATTTTCGGAACATTAAGTGGAATAAGTACGGGTTCTGATAGAATAAGAGTAGCAGAAAGAGATACGAACGCAGATCATTATGTGACTTTTATCAGCAGAGATCCTGATAGCAACTATGAGGAATTGTTTGCTGATGATGAATTAAAATATAATGCATCTCTTAATAGATTAAACGTAGGAATATTATCTGCAAGTTCAAATTCAACACATGTATTTGGTAGTGGAGATACTCAAATAAGATTATTTCCAGGTGGAGGTTCTGAAACTGATGCAATGTTCCATATTAAAACTTCTAATGGTGATCATGATGGTATCCTGTTGGATATGGATGATGACCAAGGAAGTAATAATTTCTATGCATTAAACATTAGACTTAGTGATTCTCCTCAAACTCACACAGATAATACTAATACGAAATTCTTAGTCAATGCTGAAGGAAATCTTCTTATCAATCGGGGAGCAACTTTAGATACTAATTATTGGTTGGATGTTAATGGTGCTGCGAGATTTGCTGCCAATGTTGATATAGGTGACTCAAGTAGTGATACTTTAACAATTACTTCTAGAGTAGATAGTAATATCATACCTTCGGCAGACTCAACTTATAATTTGGGAGCAGCTAATCTTTTCTGGTCAAATGTTTATGCTGATAATTTTGTTGGAACAGTAACAGGAGTATCAACCGGTTCTAATAGTGTTGCTGTATTTGAGGATGACACTGCCGGACAAAGATATTTAACATTCATTAAGAATGATCCAGATAGTAATTTTGAAGAAGTATTTGCTGATGATCAATTAAAATATGATGCTTCATCTAATGTTTTAACAGTAAAAAATATTTCTATTGAGCAAGATTTATTTGTTAGTGGAATTACATCTACAACTAGATTGGAAGTAGGACCTAATATTACAACAGTTGGTATTACTTCCATAGTTGACGAAGATGATATGATTTCTGATAGTGTCACCGCACTTGCCACTCAACAATCAATCAAGGCATATGTTGATAATCAGATTACGATACAAGATTTAGATTTTTCGGGTGATACTGGATCAGGTTCTATTGACTTAGATAGTGAGATTTTCGCAATAATTGGAACAACAAATGAAATAGAGACATCAGTTCCTAATAATGAAACTCTTCGAATCGGATTACCTGATGATGTTGTCATAACAAATACTCTAACAGTAAATGGTGATACAACACTTGGATCTGATAATGGTGATGATTTAATAATAAATTCTGAAATTGTCAGTTCTTTAATACCAAAAACAAACAATAATATTAATGTTGGTTCCTCTCTGAAAAAGTGGAATACTGTTTTTGCAACAACATTTAATGGTCAATTTATTGGAAATTCTGACACCGCAACAGCACTAGCTAATGCTCAAAATTTCAGTATTGATGGAACTGGTGGAACTAATAATATTGGTGAGATAAATGCTCCCGAAGTATCATTTGATGGAACATCTCCCGTAGTTTTAGATGGTAATTTGAAGGCAATAACTGGATTCAATCCAGGTAATAGCACAATTGGAGACTCCACTAATATTCCAACCTTTAAGGTTAACAATCAAGGATTGATATATGAAGTAGGAACAGTTGGTGTTAATTTTTCCACTGCAACTGTTGCACAATCTGATAAGGTAAAAGTATCTCAGGATGATACTACCGGAGTACGTTACTTATCATTTATTAAGAATGATGCTGATGGAAGTTATGAAGATGTATTTGCTGATGATCAATTACAATATAATTCGTCTACTAATACTTTAGCTCTTCAAGAAACTGGTTTTAGAGCAGAACTTGATCCAAAATACGTGGTGATTGGTAAAGGTAATGGTTCTGTTGCATTAACCATTAATGATAGTGAAGGTAATGCAAATATTACTTTCAATCATCAAGATGGTATTCCAGATATAAATGGAAATTCGGGAAGAATACGTTTAAATGTGGACAGCACTTCTTCTGCTGAAATGGGATTTGAATTGAAAGAAAATGTTGTTAGTGGTGCTGATGAAGAATTAACTAGAATATTTACGGCAAAACCAGCATCAGTAACTCCGGGTAGTAATAATACAATTGATCTGGGTTCAGGCAGTCTTAAATGGAAAGATGTTTATGCCACTACATTTAATGGAGCTTTTCAAGGTACTGCAGACAATGCAGATCAATTAAAGATAGAGCAAGGAACTACTGATACAAATCATTATATAACATTTGTTTCTACTAATCCCAATGATAGTTATCAAACTGTGTATGGTGATAGTGATTTATCATATAATCCAGATGATAATACTGTTAGGATGGTTAGATATAAGGGAAATCCTTATGATTGTGTTCCTGCATATAGTAGTACTGACTATAATAGTATAGTCTGGGATACAAACGAATCTGCCATTAAACTACAAACTAGTGGAAGTGACGTAACAATTGGAATGGCATTCCCTGCATTCAGGGTAGATGTAAATACTGGCCAAACATTTAAACTATCTCTCCAAATTAGATCCGATACAAGTTCTACTAATGGTGTTTATATTAGAGTATATGAATATGATTCAGAACTTCCAGATGGGAAAACTCACGTATCAAATAGTGCAACTAATCCTGTAGTACAGGAAGATACTAGACAAAAAGGTCTTTCTCCAACATATGAAAATCAACCAGGAAATACTAGTTGGCAAACAATTAATTTTGATTATACACCAACTACTACAGCAGTTTGGGCTTCTGTTGTTGTACTTAATTGGACTGGATTGGGAACAAATGCTCTTTATGTTAGAGACCTAAAACGTGAATCTGTCATTGGTCAAGTAACATCAGCTCTTGCAACTGATCTTGCTGGTGGTACTGCAGGAGATCTTTTATACCAAGATGGGTTAGATTCCACTGCATTCTTAGCAGATCCTGGATCAAGTGGTGATGGATACCTTTTAAAATGGGATAATGCTAATGTTAAACCTGCATGGGTAAATCCAACAAGTCTTCCTGGAATAGGATATGATTTAAAAGCAGTGCAAACTGATGGTACTAATACTGATCCAGTAATTAGATTAACTGATGGAGTATCTAATGATGATGTTCAAAT